ATGTAGTAAAGTCTGGTGATACTCTTTCAGAAATAGCAAAACGAACTGGAACAACTCTTAAAAAATTAAAAGAAGCTAATCCACAGATTAAAAATATTCATAAAATATTTGCAGGACAAAAAATTAAATTACCCGGACGTACTGAGATATATAGAAAATCTGTATATCAAGGAATGAAAAAGTCTGAACTTTCCCGGCGTAAGGGTGGAGTAGTTAAACGTAATCAAGGTGGCATGATTGGTGTAGGTGCTGCATTACGTGGTTATGGTAAAGGATATAAAACAGATGCCTTTTAAGTCAAAAGCTCAAAGATCTTATATGTATGCTAATCATCCCAATATAGCTAAGAATTGGACAAAGAAGCATGGTGTAGCTGTACAAAAGAGAACAGGTAGTAAACCGATATTAAAAGGAAAAAGGAGAACAAAATGAACCGTATTATAAATAGATTTAAAGAACCATCATCTTATGCTGCATTGGCAGGTGTTCTTGCTATGGTCGGTATTTCCGTACCAGTGGAACTATGGCAGAATATAGTTATGCTTGCATGTGGAGTATCAGGTGTAGTAGGTTTCTTTATGAGTGAAACGAATCCTACTCATGGTAAAAAAAAGTAAATGATAAACAACAAAAGATACCTCTGTATTTAGCAGGAGTAAATAATGGCTACGTCAGAAACATTTAACTTTAACTTAGATATAGATGAGGTGATCCAAGAAGCTACGGAGATGATTGGGGGTGAACAAACCCTTGGTCATACTCCTGCTTCTGCCCGTAGATCTATTAATCTGATGTTAAAGGATTGGCAGAATAGAGGTATTCTTCTCTGGACTACCTATACTACATTGGTAACTGTTGCTACCAGTACTACTTCGTATGCCTTGGCAAATGATACCTTGGATGCATTGGAAGTAGTATTACGTAGAGACAATACAGATATACAACTAGAAAGAATTAGTTTTGAGGAATATCAGATTATTCCCAATAAAACTCAGACAGGTAGGCCAAGTCAGTTTACGGTAAAAAGAAATAGAGATAATCCAACTGTTCTAGTATGGCCCATACCTGAGAATAGTACAGATATTTTAAATATAGAAGGAGTACGGGAACTGGAAGATGTTGATAAGTCTGCTGCTCAGAATGCAGATCTTCCCAAGAGGTTCCTTCCACCCCTTACATGTGGACTTTCCTACTATCTTTCCATGAAGACTGCTGGTACTCCTCCTGATAGAATAGCAATGTTAAAAGGAAATTATGAAGAATTACTTATGAGAGCATTGGAAGAAGATCGACAACGAGCTAGTATGTATATTGTACCTCATTTAAATACGGTGTAATATGGCTAGTAATAAGAATGCTCTAGCAATGTGTGATACATGTGGATTTGTGTATGCACATAGAGTTATGAAAATGAATAGTTATGGGATGCTGGTATGCCCACAAGATTATGAAGGTCAGTATGACTTGAAGAATCATCCTCAGAATAAAGTACCTGATGTTAGAGACAACCCGGCAATACGTAACCCTCGTCCTGATGATGGTGGCAGATTTATAGATTGGCAAAACTGCACCAGTAATTGGGATTCAGAAGATAGATGGTGGCAAACAATATGAGCACATTAACAGGAAGACAAATATCAGATACATATAAGCAGCTAATTAAACTGGCTGTAAGTGCCAATGCTGGTGTCTCTGCTGATCTTACACAGATACAAACAGGTGATGGTACAAATATAGCTTTCCAGTTAGCAACTGGAGCAGCAAAGGCAACAGGTACATTTGGAGTAGACGGTAATGCTTCTGTATCTGGTAACATACAAATAGGTGGTACAGTATCTATTGATGGTGCCAATGTTGCAGCACCTAATGCAAAAGTGTGTGCCTCTGCCTTTTACGGTGATGGGTCCAATATTACAGGTGTTAATTCCAGTGTAGGTGGGAATGTCTGTGTAGGAAATATATCCGTAGTAGGTAATGCATATGTAAGTGGTACATCCCAATTTGTAAGTAAGGTAGAATTTGATGACGATGTATGTGTAAGTGGTAATACTGTACTCGTAGGTAACTTGACCGTAGGTGGAACTACCACCATTGGTGGTGCAGCTAGTATAGCAGGAGCCTTGAGTGTAGGAGGAGCTACGAACTTACTCAGTACACTTACAGCAGTAGGTAAGGCTGAGTTTGATGACGATGTATGTGTAAGTGGTAACACTGTACTTGTAGGTAACTTGGCCGTAGGTGGAACTACTACTTTAGGAGGAGCAGTTAGTATAGCTGGTGCTCTTAGTGTAGGTGGTGCTGCTCGTTTTGCGAGTACCGTAACTATCGCAGGTAATGCTAGAATAGCTGGGACAGCACATATTACTGGTAAAACAGACTTTGATGGAGATGTATGTGTATCAGGAAATTCAAGAGTTGTAGGTAACTTAACTGTAGATGGTACAGCTACCATAGGTGGTGCCGTAACAATGGCAGATTCACTTGGTGTTGGTGGAGCTTTATCCGTAGTTGGAAATGTATCTATGGGTGGTAATCTAAATATAGCAGGTACTGTAACGATAGCAGGTACAGGTATACAAGCAGCCAATGCAAAGGTATGTGCTTCTGCTTTCTACGGTGATGGATCTAATTTAACAAATGTTCCAGCTTCCGGTAATGTTTCTGTTTCAGCTTTACGTGTAACAGGTAATGTTACGATTGGTGGAAATGTTAGTGTAGCAGGTGCTGTTAATTTCCTAAGTACAGCTACTGTATCTGGAGCCACTGGTTTCCTAAATACAGTACGTGTATCAGGAGCAACATCATTAGCAAGTACTCTTGATGTAGCAGGTAATACATCTCTTGGTGGTACACTGGCACAAACAGGTATAGCTACCTTTGCTGCCAAGGCAGAGTTTGATGATGATGTATGTGTGTCAGGTAATACAGTTCTAGTAGGTAACTTAGCAGTAGGTGGTACTACAACTATAACAGGTGCAGTTAGTCTTGCCAGTACATTAAGTGTAGGAGGGGCAGCTAATTTTGCATCTACTGTAACCATAGCAGGTACAAATGTACAGGCTGCAAATGCAAAGGTTTGTGCTTCTGCTTTTTATGGTGATGGATCTAATCTTTCAAATGTTCCTGCTGCTATTACAGGTAATATATCAGTTAATAATGCTACTATAGGTGGAAACTTATATGTAGGTGGTACGGCAACTATAGTTGGTAATACAACTCTGACTGCCAATCTTGGAGTAGGTGGTACACTTACAGCCGTAGGTAAGGCAGAGTTTGACGATGACGTATGTGTGTCAGGTAATACAGTTCTCGTAGGTAATCTGGCAGTTGGAGGTACAACAACAATTGCTGGTGCTGTTAGTCTTGCAAGTACATTAAGTGTTGGAGGGGCTGCTCACTTTGCCTCCACTGTGACCATAGCTGGTAACACTACACTTACAGGTACATTAGGTGTAGGAGGTATTGCTACCTTTGCATCTAAGGTAGAGTTTGATGATGATGTATGTGTAAGTGGTAATTCAATACTAGTAGGTAATCTAACTGTAGGTGGTACAACTACCATAGGTGGAGCAGTTAGCATAGCAGGTGCTCTCAGTGTAGGAGGTGCTGCTCACTTTGCATCAACAGTTACCATAGCAGGTAATACAACTCTAACAGGTACATTAGGTGTAGGAGGTGCTGCTACTTTTGCATCCACAGTTACCATAGCAGGTAATACAACTCTAACTGGTAATTTAGGAGTAGGTGGTACAGCTACCATAGTAGGTAAAGCAGAGTTTGATGACGATGTTTGTGTATCAGGTAACTCTATTTTAGTAGGTAACTTAACCGTAGGAGGTACTACTACTATAGGAGGTGCTACTAGTATAGCAGGAGCTTTGAGTGTAGGTGGAGCTACCAATCTTCTAAGTACATTAACTGTAGCAGGTAAAGCAGAATTTGATGATGCAGTCTGTGTCTCAGGTAACACAATACTTGTTGGTAATCTAACTGTAGGTGGTACAACAACTATAGGTGGTGCTGTTAGTATATCAGGAGCTTTAAGTGTAGGTGGTGCTGCTAACTTTGCCTCTACTGTTACAGTAGCAGGTGCTACTCATCTTCAAAGTACTGTATCTGTTAATGGAGTCATGACTCTTAATAATAATTTAGATATGCAAGACGATGATAAAATTCTTTTAGGTACACATGATGATCTTCAGATTTATCATGATGGTTCACATTCTTATATCTCTGATGTCGATACTGGTTCTTTAATTATCAAAGCAACTGATCTTTATTTACAGGATGCTGACGGTGATAGGTTTTTATTCGGAGATCAGGGTGGGGCAGTAGAGCTTTATCATAATGCAAGTGCAAGACTTACGACAA